TGATCTGCGCAAACGTGGGGCACTGTGCAGTTAATCTGGTTACAATTGCGCTAACGTCCATGCTTATCCAGCCATTTCTCTAATCCGAGATAAAATTGTTGCTCGTAGGCGCTGCCCGCAGCATCCATCGACTTGGACATCCAGCCTGTACCCCTCACGCCAGGGTGGTAGATGGGTCCAAAAAAGTAGCTTTTCGCAATCCTGAACAGGGTTTGTGCCGTGCCGATGGTGTGCGCCCTTGCGCCCCACTCCGTGATTGATGCCGTGCCGTGGGTACTTCTGCCGCCAAGTTTCTTGTTGGGGCCAATCACCAGGCCAACTTCGCCGCTTTTCAGTGCGACAAACCTGCCTCCCTGTCCGGTCAATACCCCGGCCCCGGTCTTTACCTGGGTTTTGTTGATCGACATCGCAAGGTGCGATCCCAGTGTGCGCTTGTCATCGGGCGCATTGGCCTTCATCGCCCGCACGATCAGGTTGCCACCAGAATGCAGGGCAGAGCGCACGCCTTTCTCTTGAAGGTCGGCAGATAGCGCCTGCAATGCCTCCAGTGTTTCCTTGTTCTGATCCTTTTCGGGCTCTACGCTCAAAAATTCGTCATTCAACATAACGAAGCCGTAACAGTAACTCGCGGTTTTCCATCCTGATGTTTACCGGGGGGCTGGACACCTCATACGTCACGCCATCCAGAATGGCATGGTGCCCGGGCTCAACGTCCGTGCGATACCAGATATATAATTCAACGGCGGTTTCGTTAACCGTCTGCTGGGCCGCATAGTACGCTTGGCCGCGCAACGTATTAACGCTACCCATTACCGTGGCGTAGGTCGTCCAGGTGTCCACAGGCTGCCCTGTGGCGCTTGCAGTGGTTGACGCGCTCTGTAGCTGTACCTTGTGGCGTTTAGACACTGAGCCTCCTGCTGGGGGCCAATAGGGTATGGAATGGGTTGATCTTCACCGAGGTGACGCCCACACCGATAAGCAACTCTCCGCGCTCCCGCCACAACTCATACACTCGGACCAATATCGCGTGCTTGATGTCATCAGGGACACTATCGGAGTCTGCATAACCCGCCTCGAAGGTAATCCGCACCCTGGACAGCTTGCCCGGGTAGGTGGATGGCCAACTGGTTACAGCCCGCAGCTTTGGTGACAGTCCGTTCAGGCTTGTATAGTAATCAGAGCCTGGAACCGTCTGCTCTGCATTATCCGCATCGTCATACTTGACCGATGTGATGGACTCGATAGGGTAAGTGCGCAAATCAACATCACGCCCGGGGAATCCGTCCAGGTCCAACCGCATGGTCCGCGCCATCAGAATGGAATCAAGGTATACCTCAGCTTCACGGGTGGCGGTTTTGATTAACCGAACCAGCAGCGAATCATGGGTCGAGTCATCAAACAGCGAGCACTGTTCCCGCGCGTCCTGAATTGTTACCGGGGTAGCGACAGGGGCGGTAACTTGAACTAGGGTCATTTTTTAGCCTTTCCTGCCTTTGGTGCAGCCTTGGCTGGCTCTGCCTGGCCAGAATCAATAAGGCGCTTTTCGGTTTCTTTATCAAGAGAAACCACCTCACCAGGTGCGTGTGAATACTCAACGCTGGCGATAGAAACTAGTAATTTAATCATTAGAAATTCGGGGAGAGGTTGCCCCCTCCCCGTCCATTGTTACGCTTGGATAAGGTGCTTGATACCAGTAGCGTCCACAGTCTCGCCATCCATCCGGCGGTAAGCGCGGAAGCCAACTTGGCCATTGGCCGCATACAGCTCACTCAAACGCTGCACTACAGTCCCTTGACGGTCTGCCACGGTATAGCCAGACAGATCACCAAAGACAACCGACTTAAGGCCGGTAGTGGCCGCAGGCATGGCGCTGGATGTGAGCAATTGACGCCCAAGCAGCATGTCAGGCTGTCCGGCTTGTAGTCCGGGCTGCCACAGGTATTGACTGTTGCCATCCTTCAGCTTGCGAACCATCATTACCGTGGCGTCTGCCATGATCCAGCGTGCATTGGCGCGATACTGGCGAGGCACGGCGTGGTACATGCCTACCAACTCATCAGATGTAATCGCAGCCGCGCCCGCCGCAGTAATGCCAAGGCCGGAACCTTGCACAATACCGTTGGGCTTGCCGCTGTTGTCGCCAGCGATAAAGGCAGACTCTTCAGCCAGTCCGAACCGCTTGGCGAAGTTGCGTGCCAGATAGCTCTGCACATCAAAGAACGCATCGGCCAACAGTTCCTCCGATACCTTAATGATGGTGCCCAACTTGTGCGATGCCAGTACAACCTGGCCAAACGCCGCATCAGATGCGGTATAAGCTGCCTCTTCAGCCGTCCATGTGGCCGTACCAAGCGAGCTCTCAACCGGAATATTCCGATCTGATGCTGTACTGATGACATTCACATACTGGCGTACCTCGTTGATATCCTGTAGGTACTCGGTCAACTGAGTATCGAACTCTTCCGGCACGATATAGCCACCTTCAGAGTCAGTGCCCACTTGCAGGGCGTTCAGGATATCGCCGGTCAGTCCGTTCATTCCAACGCGGGCATAACGGTCAAATCCGCTTGAATACTCTGCACCAGCACGAGGATGGGCGGGATTGCCGCCGTTGGCCGGGTCGACGGTGAGCCGCACCGGATCGCCGCGCATGTTGTCCAGGTCGCCGTGAACAGTGTTCAGGGTTTCCATGCGGTCGGCGCGGGCTTTCATAGACACCTGGTCAGCGTCCATCGCTTCATAGGCTGTTTTTTCTTCGCCGGTCAGGTCGCGGTTTTCAGCCTCGGCCTTGTCCAGTATTGCTTTCATCTCATTGATGATTTCGCCGCGTTTTTGCAGCAGATCGTTGATATCCATAGTGGATTTCCTCAATTTTAATCATTAAAAAACCCGCTCAGTGGCGGGTAGTTGGGTTGCCGTAGCTGCTGCCTTGGCGGTATTGGGCTGCTGCCCTAATTCATTTCGTCCCGGGTCAATTTAAACTCACGCTCAAGCAGTGCAGATTTCACACGGAAACCCGCAGTAATCTTTTCAATCCGAGAGTTTATGTCATTAATTTGGTTTTCAATGCTCTCAGGCGCGTGGTTAATCCAGGGCTTTTTGATATTCATCGACTGGGCCGACCCTTCTACCGTCCCAGTAGCAAAGCCATTGTCTATAGCCTCCTGTGCGGTTAGCCATGTCTCAGCCGTCATCATTCCGCCAATTTTATCGGCATCAAGTTCGCTTTTCGCCTGGTAGGTCGTGACAATCGATCCTTTGATTTTATCCAGTAGGTCGGCTGTATCGCGCATTTCGTTTGCAGAACCCATCATCATTGTCCACGGATCGTGAATCATCATCAGCGAATTGTCTGCCATGAGTATTTCATCGCCGGCCATCGCCACAACAGAGGCGGCAGACGCGGCCATTCCGTCAATGTAAACCGTGACTTTTCCCTCGCGCTGGTTCAGCAGGTTGTAGATTGAAAACCCATCAAACACCGAACCGCCCGGCGAGTTAATGCGAACAGTCAGTTCGCCATCATCCATCGCGTCCAACTGTGTTTTTACGTCCTTGGCGCTGATACTGTCATACCAATAACTATCGCCAATATCGGAGTAAATGAGTAATTCATTCATTGCATAATGCCTCTATATCGTTTGCTGTATGTTCTGTGGCCGCCTGTACGGCTTCCTGCGGTGTTTCAAATTCATTCATGCGGTTTATCCGGGTAGCGCCGTATTCTCCAGCATCCACGCCCAGCGAATCAGAAATGCGCTTACTCTGCCTTGTGTAGAACCCTGGCAACCATTCGGCAAAGGAATCCTTGTCTCTCTTGCCGGCCTCTTTCGCCAATACGCGATTTTCCGCGCTGGCCAGATCCTCGACCACCTCGCCACTGGCCGCCATGTTCAACGGCACCAGGTACTCATCAAGACCCTCTGCCGGGTTCAGGTTTTCCAGCTTGCGAACTTCGTTTCGATTCAGCCAGCCGTTTATGATTGCCGATGAATACGCCTCGTAGCGGCTTTTGGTGTCACCGCGAAGCAGTCCCTCAACAATGTGGGATGCATACAGTCCCGAGGCACGCTCAGATGGCGAAAGCAGGTCGCGGCTTATAGATTGCTCGATCCGCACCAGCCAGGGGCGGACGGTATGCACCACAAACTCTATGCCCTGGTGCTCAATATTTGAGAATGTGGCCCTTTCCAGCTCACCGAGCATGTGTAGCGGCACCCTGTACCAGCGGGCAATCTCGGCAATCTGAAACTTGCGGGACTCAATAAACTGGGTATCCCGCAAGCTCATGCCGATGGATTTGGCCGTCATGCCAGATTCCAGAATCATCGGTTTGTGATGGTTCTTGTACCCAGAGTAATTATCAGCCCACTGATCCCTCAGTCGCTTGATCTGATCCTCGGTCAGTTGGTGCTCAAACTCCAGCGTTGTGGCAGACTGCCCGCCATTGGAAAACACCCGGGCCGCGCTCTGCTCCGCCGTGATCGCAAGACCCATATTCTCTTTTGCTAGCTGTATCGGTGACAATCCCGTAACACCATCGCTGCCCATTCCTGCCACGCGCCATATCTGTCCGGAGGCATAGGTCGCATTATTGCCCGGCTCCTGGTAGTCGATCATCAGCCGACC